AGCGAAACCAGTGGATAACGCTGTCGGCGGGCACGCGGTCAAAGTCCAGCGCAGCACCCCCGGCGCCGCTGCCTGGATGGGACTTCAGGAGGTGGTATTCCTTCGGGTTGCCGAAGGAATCGAACACGATGCCGTCCGCGTCGACGCCCTGCGAGAGTTTCGCGGACGGCGTGGCAACTTGATCGGCCTCGATGAGCTTGAGGTCCAGCTTGACGGGCGAATCGAGATCGCCGTTGGAGAACAGCACCGCGAACGCTTCGCCGTCCTGCGCACGAGACATACGCATCGTGCGGAGCTTGCCCGCCAGATCGATGGCTTTCGCCCAGGCCATGAACTCGCGTTCGATGGTCTGGTTTGTCTCGCCGGAATCGGTGAGCATCTGGAGTCGCGGCCCCGTGCCGATCACGTCATTGGCCAGCGTCAGCACGATGCCACGGGCGTAGCTGTTATTCGCCACCTCGTAGCGGGCGCGATTGCGAAGCGTGCGGCGGACTTCCGCCGTGGCGGCCGCGTTGGCGGAAAGCCCATCGGCGTTCGACCAGTGCTTGCGGTTGTCGGGCGTCGTCTGGGCGGAATCGAACTTGGCGCGAACGACCAGCGTCCGGGCAACCACGCCCGTCTGCTTCGACCGCTTTGTGAATGGCCACCAGCCCATGCCTACACCGTTCCGGGAGGTACGATCTTCACGCGAGTGAATGCCTTGGCCGGATTTCGCGTCGCCCGCTTGCCCGCGAGGTACTTGTCCGCGGCGATCTGATCCGGCAGAGAATGCTGCTGGACGTGGACGCCGTCAGCCGAGGCCTGGCGAGGACCCTTTGCATTGGTTTCAATCGCGTTGTCGAGTTCGTCCGCCATCGTTCACCAATCGCGGGAGCCGGAATCGAACCGGCGACCTGCTGGTTATGAGCCAGCCGAGCTGCCGCTGCTCCATCCCGCTAACTGACAACCATCGCACGCGAGCAAAAAGAAAACGGCCTCGCAGAGTCGTGGCTCCACGAAGCCGTCGTATCTTTTCGCATCGCCCCGGGGATCAGCCGGTGCGTCGCGCGTCCTGGTTGTCTTGCCCGAAACTACCGTCGCGTCATGCGCGGACCCAAGCCCAATCCGGCAGGCGCGGCGGAATGTTACGCATATGGACCTGCACGCTCAATCCGCTCACGCGCCGGCGTGTTCCC